TAGGAGCTTTGCCACCAACCTTTATTTAGATGGGTACTCCATTAAGCAAATCAGCGGAATGATGGGGCATAAGAACACCAATATGACGGAGAAGTATATCATCTCATCCTTTGCGGACAACATCACGGGGAGTAAGACATACTTAACACCCGATAAGACCGCAGACGAGAACAAGATGGAAGCCGTGAAGAGACAGATGATGCAGATGCTCGGACTTTCAGAGGCGGACGCAAGTACAATTGTGGAGGGTATTAAGGATAAATTAGCGTCGTAGGGTAAAACAGTTGAGATAAAATATATAATACTTGTAAAATAATAAAATAAATTAAACCCTTTATAAAAACAGAAAAGTTTTTTAAAATTGGTAGTTTAAAATATTTGTTGTATATTTATACTTGGTATCATTTTGGAATGAATTAGTGGAGGATATGTTGAGTTTAATTACTGTATTTAGCGCTAAAATGTATGGTAAAAGAAGAGGTAAAAAGAAGTAAATGACTAAGGTAAGAACACATAGAATTAGATTAGAGACCAACAACAGGCAAAGTACACTGCTATTTAAAACTGCTGGGTGCTCACGTTTGGCCTATAATACTATGTTAGCTTATCACAAAGAACTCTATGATGCTGATAAAGAGAATAATAAATTTAATGCTCCTTTACTAAAGAGGTATTGGAATGCTAAGAAAAAAGAATTTAACTTCATCAATGATGTTGTTTCACAACATGCTGTTATAGACAGTGCTTATGATGGAATTAAAAATGCCTACACAAGGTTCTTTACGAAATTAAGTGGTTATCCTAAATTTAAAAGGAAAAGAGATAGTGATTACAGTTTCAGTCTATCAAATACAGAGGTTAAGTTAGACTATGTAAATAACAAAATAAGATTAAGTAAAAAACATGGGTGGATAAAACTTAGAGAAGCTTTCAGATTTAATGAAAGTGACGTTATTGGAAACATAACCATCAGTAGAGGAGGTAATGATTGGTATGTATCTATAGCTTACTCCTTTGAATCACCTACAGCCGAAAAACAAGGTATTGTTGGTATAGACTTAGGAATAAGTAACATGGCAATCACAAGCGATGGTGAAGTATTTGGTAATTTAAGGATTACTAAGTCAAATGCAGTTAAACTAAAACGTTTAAATCAAGAATTAGCAAGAAGAACTAAAGGGGGAAAGAATTGGTATAAGACAGTTTACAAATTAAGAAAGCACTACAAACGCATTTCTGACGTTCGTTCTGATTACACCCATAAACTAACCAGTTATTTAGCTAATGAATATCATACAGTATGTATTGAGGATTTGAATGTAAAAGGAATGGTAAAGAATAGACATCTTTCCAAAGCAATAGCTGATGTGAATTTTGGGGAACTACGAAGACAATTAGAATATAAGTGTAATAATGTGGTGGTAGTTCCGAGGTTCTTTACAAGCAGTAAGATATGCAGTAAATGTGGATATATCTATAATCCAACTGACTTTGATAATGTCAAGTGGAATTTAGGAATTAGAGAGTGGACATGTCCACACTGCAATATATTACATGACAGGGACATCAATGCAGCCATCAACATATTAAATAAAGGAAAGGAAATGATAAACTCTTCGGCGAGTTCCGCCGTGAGTAAAAACGAGACTACAGCCAAATCGAAAGCCGCAGGCGGTGAGGTAGATTTTTGTGTAGTAACCAAACAGAAAATTTAAATTTTTATAAGTTTTGGAGAACGGTTCTTGTTCACCGAACGATGGGGTTCACGTGACCTGAACGACCGAAACAAAAAAGCGCACCACCCGGTACGCCTCTATATTACAGCCCAACATCCAATCAAATGCTTAATAAAAAATTTGCCACATTTAGCTCTTTTCCTGTTATCGCAAAGAACTTATTTTGTAAATCGTGCAACGTTAACGTTCTTATTATGATCTGTTCCGGATTAAAACCCATTACAGACATTGTGCAATTAATTTCAGTCGGGTATTTTCCCGATTTGATCCAGTCGTTAGGAGCGTCAAATACGACTCCAGACTTATGATCGAAAATGTATTCAGTTGCTTTTTTAAACTCGCACATCAAAAGTATTTTATCGTTTAGACGTATTGGTTCAGCCATTGATACATGTAACTCCATATATCTCGAAATGTCGTTATCGAGATACATCCTCGCTACATAATCCAGATTATATGTTAAGTACAACTGGTCAACTCTGAAAACTTTTACCATATTGCTTCTAATCAAATTTCCGATCCTTAACTCATTTACGTTCATACGGTTTATGTGTTATTTCCTTGTTGATTTCTCCCGCAACTCCTTTAGCTCCGTTCTCTTATACTCGCAATCGAAAGTGTAGTCCGAATAAGTATAGTCACAGATTATCTCTTTCGGATTTGTAATATTATAGTCTTCCTTGTCGATTAAAGATAGAATACTTCTTATGTCCTGATTGATCCGCCCTCTGACAAATCTCCAGTACGGTCGAATACCTTTATCCTTGTATATGGCTTTCTTTCTGCTTCGAGACATCTTATTCGTTTTTAACCCTGAAATCATTCTCAAGCCAATCCTTCGGAACACCATCCTGTCGCTTTACAGACATTCCACGTGGTAGTCTAAGCATTCTCTCCATCGGGGTCATAAGATACTCGCAAATCGCCCGCAAATCATCCACAGATAGCTTCTTGGCGGAGAACAACAGTGACATCTTAGTTTCTGAAATGTTTAAATGCCTTGCAACCTCCCTCATAGTCTTGCCCTGCCGAATAACATCCATCCTGACATTGCTTTCAATCACCGAAAGAGGAACAGCATCTATCTTGCCTTGCTCGGTTTTTAAATACTCCTTCAGCCGTCTTATCTTCTTGCGATAGTCCTTGTTGGCTTGATACTCCTTTAGTTTCTCGGCTTGATAGACCCGAAAGCAAGACTTGCACAGCTTCCCCCACGCCTTATTCACATCCACCTTGTCGGTGACTCTACCGCATTGGTTGCAGACGTGGAATATTCTGAAGAACTCGTGTTCTATCTCATTTAGAAAAGGATTGCGCTTCTTGTAGAGGAATCTATCTGTGATTCTTTCCTTGAGCCTCTCCGCTTGTTTCTTTGTGACCTTATACGGAACGACAAGGAGTTCTTTCTGCGAGACCTTTTTCTTTTGTTGGTCGAGGATTAAAACACCTTCTTCGACATCCCACTTTATGTAGAAAAATTTTGCCATCGCTCTTTCGTTTTAGCCTTGAACCACTCTTGCTTCTTTTGGAGCCAATCCAACGTATCAGGGTTGTCAAATTTATTCCCATAGATGGTAAAATTACCCACTCCGTTTTCGATATTTAACCGCCATAGAGACCCCTCTTGATACTTCGGAAAGATGTCATACCCCATGTCTGTCTTTATCAGCAAACAGAGAACGTGCCTGTCTCCCTCTCGGAGCTGAATGAAATCACCAACGAATGAGTCTTTGCCATCCATAGACTTGCAGACATACTCGCATATCGTTTCGGGCAAGACGGGGATGGGCGAAACACCTTCTATCCCTTCAAAGATTTGATGACGCTCAATCTCGGTTCTTTCAACATCTTTGTAATAGGCGAGTAGAAACCCCTTCACCCAAGCCCCCGTTTTTGTCTTAGCCCTGTGTATCATATTATTCTAAACATTCGTAAACGCAACGTTATGTGTAATAATTATTACATCCTCCTCGTTTCAACAGATGAATTTAATTTACATAAATCAATCATCCATTTTTCATATGGTAGTTCATTTTCTGACAATTTTTCAACCATATCATCAGATAAGTATTTCCATTCATACTTTCCATTTATTATATCTAATGGATGTTTTTTAACAAGTTCGTTGAATGAAACATAAACATATATTACCTTTTTTGATGTATCGGAAATCCTACCATCTGACATTATAACATAAATTTTATTATTAGATAACATTCTAACAAAGTCACCTTTTTTAAAGTTATTGTTTATGTTTTCATTCAAATAATTTTTGAATGTGTTGATATGTTCTCTCATTTCTTTACTCATTGTTTTATCTTTATATATAAATATTCAAAAATTAAAAATCCTACCCACAAAATTACTACACATAACAAGGTGTATAAGAAAGTTTGCTATCAGCAGTTGTTATAATTTGTAAGTTTCTACAAGCAAGCCTTTTCATATTGCCGACCGTTAGCGGCAACCTTATAGAATCCTACGTTCTCCGCCATCAACCTTCAGGGGAAGTCTCTGAAGTTTCATCTTCACCTTGTACCTCCCTATCCAAAACTTCTTTCGCTTCATATTCCGCTTTTAAATTTTCGAGTATTTCCTCTTCTGATTCGTCTTCTTCTCTTGCCTCTACATTCAGCAGTTCCATCATCAGCCCAGTGTATTTCTCCCTGAACTTAGCATTGGTAAACAAATGCTGTGTCGAGTAGAGAATGTAGGTCATGTACTCAACTGACTTTAAGTCTCCCCTTACTTCTTCTGCCGTTTTTGCGACATAGCCATCCTCGGTGCGTTTTGTCTCCGAGAGGAACGACAAGAACAGGTGGTATTCAAATGTGGTGTTGCTGAATACATACTTTCTCATCTTGTAAATGTAGTCCTCTACTTCTACTTTGTTATCGCTTATGCGAATCTCGAACGCCCCGAATCGGTGCTTAATCTTTGTCTGTTTACTGTTTAGTTTTGCCATATCTCAATGCTTTTACTGATGCTATTATTAAACCGATGAATATTATAATCAACCAAAATGCGACGGGAATCCACAAAGGGGATAAAACCCACCACCACGACCACGCTATCGAACCAACAAGCTTCAACACGATAAAGATTATTAGAAGAACCGTTGTAAAACTTAATCCTGTTTCTTTCATAATGCTAATATACAAAAATTAACTGACATTTACAAACATTTTTTCTCTATAAATTCAACCGCTCGCTTCAACGGAAGATAGTTGGTTGAGTCTATTATTATGCTATCCCAATGGCCATACTTGCTCCTATACCCGAAAATATACCTGATTGCCACGAATATCCTTTTAAATATGTTCCGATAAGTAACAAGGTGCGGTTGTAACCCTACCTCCCTATACCCGTCTGCAAACTCGTCGTCGTGCCACACCAATAATTGGTGCTCCGCAGACCCACAGCTGCATAATATAACGTCTCTTTCCATCATAAGTCCTTTTGCAAGTCAGCGAACTCCTTGCAGATAGCCTTGTAGTCTTCCTCAATCAAAGACTTTACATATTCAACAAATCCCAAGTCTGGAATGTCCATCACCTGTGGAATACCAGATACCCTTCTTGTTGTTGGCTTCTGCTCAAAAAACGGCAGTCGCTTGTGTGGGTGCTTCGATAATACCACATAGTCATACTCTTTCGAGTCTCTGAAAAACTGCTCGTACCTGAGCTTCTTAGCCTCTAATTCCTTTAGTCTTTCGTACCTATTCATAAATACCTACTTCTTTTATTCCTGTTATATGTCTTAGCTGTCGCAAGAATCCAAGCCTATCCGAGACAAGCACAGGACTTGACAGCTCAAATCTCCTTGTCTCTTTAGAAAAGAAGAACACAATCCTTGTTATCCTATCTCCGTCTAAGGTCTTTTGAAGCCCCCTAAGCCCTGTTTCTACTCCTTTGACATACGCTCCCACCGCAACCCAAAAACGGTCGTCTTGCGGGTCAAATAGCCCCGATGCGTATTCCCTCGCTAATAGGTAGTCGTCTTCAAAGTTCATACACCTTTAGCTTTTGCCACAGCTCGACAGTTGTTTTGTCTCCCTCTTTGAGCAAGTCCTCGAATCTATCAACGCCCTGACTTACGTTCTTCCTGCTGCAACCAAACATCCTCCCTATTTCCGAGTAGCTATATCCGTTAATGTAAAAACACAACCACGCTCCCTGCCTCGCCCGAATAACAACCGAATCCCTCGAATCCATCGTCACGTCAAGTCCAAGTGTCTTATTCACGCTTTCTATGCTTATTTTCTTATATTCCATTTCCTATCATGCTGATTAGTTCTTTAACGGCCTTCTCCTTATCTTCGCAGAAGAGGGCATAATCTCCGTCTATCATGCCCATATACCCCTTACCGAAATATCTTGATGATACATCGTGTATGGAATATTTAACACCCTTGACGTATATATATTCGTGCCCATTATGCGACACCCAATCCAATCCATCATCCATCCTCATCCCAAGTAGTATATTCTTGGCTTCCTTGACCAATGATGCGTACTTTTCGTTGTTTCTGATGAAAAGCGAGAAAGATGACACGCCCTGGCTTACTGCGCTATCCGTTCTGCCGACAAATCTTGCAACCGGGTTAAATAATAACCCCTTGTCGTTGCATAGGTAGTAGTACAGCATCCTCGCCCTCACGACTTCGAGCCTTGCGGAGTGCCCTTTTATGTCATCAACGGAAACCCCCGTTACCTCGCTGACGGCTCTTAAAATCTTTTCTTCCATGTCAGTATGTTTTATACTCGATGAGACCCTTTTTTAATGCGTGTGTTAGCGCAACCGCTAAAGCTGGAAGCATGTGAGAGTTTATCCCGTATAACGCACCAGGCTGTTTTTTTGTACCGACGCTCGGCTCACTTCCGCCACCATCTTTGGGGAACATATCCAAAAGCGCCCTGCGTATCATCGCATCCTTCACGTTGGCGTTGAAACAAATAGACGGGTTTATGTCTGTCTTTTTATAGTACCTCCGAACGTACCGATTAATAGATTCGGAAAGTTGCGCAAACCGCCCAATCCAAAAAACCGTTTCAAACGTCTCGACCCCAACGGGCTTTCCATAGGATGCGACCATTTCAATAGCCATCACGTCGAAGTTGAAATCGGTGATTGCACTCAATAGAGCTTCGTTATCCCATATCCCGCTGCTAGTTATAGAATGATTATCCGAATCGTATATTACCCACCCCGATTGTCTCGTCCCAGGGTCAATACCAAGTATTTTCATAATCCTTTTTCCTTTCTGAGTCTCTTGATTTCATTCTTGTAGTGTTTCATCATGTCCTTTGTGTCTATGTCCGTCTTGTTGTATAGGATGCTTTTCTTCAACCGAAACGTGTCGATTATGCTTTCACCGTACTCGTGTATCAGATGCTTCTCAAAGGCTTCGATGTTCCCCGAATTGTAACAGTTGCAAACAACACACCCAGCGTGCACGTTCCTCTCGTCAAACCTTGTACCGAGATGCCACCTATTTACGTAGTGCATGGCATGGGCAGAAGTCCAATGTACAGGATTCCCGCAACAGTAGCATCTCACATATCCGTTTTCGTCTGCGTCTCTCAGCCTTATGTACTCTGAAAAAACCTTGTCGAGCTTATCCATTACAGAGGTTTTATGTTATAGATCCTATTCCCATAGTCAGCTTCCGCAGAGCCTTTGGCATCTGCTCTATTATAGAACAATTCCTGCTCTTTATCAGAGTATTCTAAAACGTATAGTATCTCACCATCACGCTTCGTCGGATATACCTTATATGTACACAATGGCGTCTCCCAAATCATCTCCCCGTCTTTATACTTCCACCTCATTCTCTTTGATTCTGTTCAGTATCTCCACATAACCCGCCAAATCGACAAGGTTGTCACGCTTGTGCTTATAATTCTCACGTGCAAGTTTAACCGCAATCATCACGATGCAACACTCTTCTGCCGTGATGTCCTTTGCCATAATTGCCGATGCAATCGATGCGATTCTCTCGAAGTTCGCCACAGGGTCTGAATAATCCGCTTGTCTGTCACCGTTCACGATGCGCTCCGCTTCGGAGAGGATTGATTCGGTTTCTACTCTGGTCAACCTCTCGTAATCAGCGAGTGTTTTTAGTT